GGTACTATTCGTTTACCCACAAAGGGGGAGGGAGAAAGGCTAGCCTCTGTCGGCGTTTCTCCCTTTCCTTCACTCAGTTCAACCTTCATCACAGCTCCCCACCGAGTACGGGGTATTTACCACAACAGGCGTTCTAGCCCCACTGCCCCACCCGCGGTCTTTCGCGTCTTTTCGCGCCCTTTCGTGCCTTTCGCGATCCAAACCACCCCCCCCATACGCCATAATCCCTACCCCCGCCGATATATCCCAAATTCCACCCTATTTCCCAAACGGTATCCCAAATATACCCTGTTGACAACCAACTCCTGCTATGCTATAATGGTCGACACAAGATACCCGAGCGGCAACAAACCGGCCCCACGGGCCGCCCGCTCGGCCACAGTCGCGCCAGAAAGGGTGCCCAGGCGCAGTGGAACGCGATTCGCTCCGCGGCGGTGGACCTTCATCCACCGCCCGTCGGAGACGATCGATCGCCACTCCGCCGGCACCCTTTCTCCGTTCAAGGGGGAGCGCCGCCCGGGCGCGGGCACCCGCCCGGGCCATCTCCCCCGTTAGAGGCCAGAGGAGGCACCATGTCTCAGAAGAACCAGCATGCCGTCCAGTTCGCACGCGAGCTCGAGGCTAAACTCGCCCTGTTACTCCGCTCCCGCAAGTTCTGGGCCACCGTCGTCGCTATCGCCTTCATCGCCCTCGGCCCCCGCGCGGGCATCGACCAGCAGTCCCTCACCGCCGCCGTCGTCACCATCGTCGGCTACATCCTGGGCACTGCCCTCGAGGACGGGCTCCGGTCATGATCGAGCGACTCTACCGCATCGTCTTCTATCTTCTTCGCGCGTTCGTGATCGCCTGAGAGGTGTACAATGAGCGTCCACAGCAAGCGGTGCTCAGCCAGCTGCGCCGACGGATCCCCCTGTCGTGCCTGGGCCGTCCGGGGCACCGATCCACCCCGCTGCGCCGCCCACGGCGGCGGGGACGCCCCCGTCGGCGCCCCTGTCGGCAACACCAACGCCCTCCAGCACGGTGCCTATGCCGATCCGTCCACCCTCCGTCGCGTCGCGGCGGCCGTCGTGGAGGATGACCCGGCCGAGCTCGACGAGTTCCTCCTGCCGGGTGGACTCGACAGGAGCCATCTGAGGGACCTCGAGGGGTGGTCCATCGAGATCCTCATCATCGACGTTTCCCTCAAACTAGCCATCCTCTCCCGCTACATCCATGCCCATATGGAGGACCTCACCGTCGAGCAGCTGGGCGTCCTGCTCCGCATCCACGGTCAGAACGCCAGCCGCCTCGGGCGCCTTCTCCGCGAACGGCGCGCGAGCACCGGGGGCACCGGCGGGCAGTTCGAGGAAGCCCTCAACCGCGCCCTCGACCAGCTCAGCGCCGAGCTCGGCGTCGACCTATGACCGCCTCCCAGCGACCCTAAAGGTTTCCAACATGCATCCACGAATCTACCTCCAATCGCTTAATACCCACCCGAAAGCGAAAAACCACACGCTCCAGGAAAAATCCTTAGGGTCTCGCCGCCAAAGGACTGTTGGCTCACGGTGCCTGGCACTTGTCGAAGACGTTGTTGAAGTGCCTGGCACCTGGCCTTCGAAAGCTTCTTTCAGGAGACCCAATGTTTGTTCCCTCCAAAAAATGTCACCCTCAAAGAAACAATATCTCGCCGCCCGTCCGGAGGAGCGCCCGTGAAATGGTCTGTAGCCAGAGCCACCCGGGTGCTCAAGCTCTGGGCGGCCGACATCAGCCTCTTCTCGAGACTCGTCCTGGAGCGCCCCTTGCGCACCTACCAGCTCGAGCCCGCCCGTGCCATCCTCCAATCCATCCTCCACGGCCGCGGGACCGAGTTCGCCGTGATGATGTCCCGACAGGCCGGCAAGAACGAAATGACCGCCCAGCTGGAAGCCTACCTGCTGAATCTCTACCAGCGCAAGGGCGGACAGATCGTCAAGGCCTCACCCACGTTCAAACCCCAGACGGTCAACTCGATGCTCCGCCTCGAGGAGCACCTGAACAACCCGTGGAACGTGGGATCGTGGAGACGTCGCGAAGGGTACATCTTTCAGCTGAGCAACGCCCGCTGCCTCTTCTTCTCCGCCGAGCCCACCGCCAACGTGGTCGGAGGGACCGCATCCCTCATGCTCGAATGCGACGAGGCCCAGGACGTCCTGGCGGAGAAGTGGGGGAAGGACTTCGAACCCATGGGAGCCGCCACCAACGCCACCACGGTCTTTACCGGCACCGCATGGACCTCACAGACGTTCCTGGCGCAGACGATCGCTTACCTCCGCCGGCAGGAGAAGCGCGACGGGATCCGCAGGGTGTTCAAATACGACGCCGAGGTCGTGGGATCCGAGGTCCCCGCCTACCAACTTTTCGTGGCCAAGAGAGTTCGGAAGCTCGGCCGCAACCACCCCCTCGTCAAGACGCAGTACTTTCTCGAGGAGATCGACGCGATGGGAGGGATGTTCCCACCCCAACGGCAGGCCCTGATGCGCGGGGACCACGAACGACAGCACGAGCCCACGGCCGGCCACCGCTATGCCCTCCTGGTCGACGTGGCCGGCGAGGACGAAACCGAGGGAGATCCGCAGGAGAGGGCGATGCTCGCTAACCCGCAGAGAGATGCGACCGCCCTCACCGTGGTCGATGTCGACTACGAATACGGCCAGCTGCCCACCTACCGCACTGTCGACAGGAAACTGTGGCTCGGGGTCAAACACACCGCCCTGTATGGCCAGATCCTGGCCCTGGCCCGACACTGGCACGCGGTCTGGGTCGTGGTGGACGCCACCGGGGTCGGCGCCGGGCTGACGTCGTTTCTCGTCAAGGCCCTGGGGGATCACCGCGACGACGGCGGAAGGGTCATCCCGGTGGTGTTCAGCTCAAAGGTGAAGTCCGACCTGGGGTGGAATTTCCTGGGCATCGTCGAAACCGGCAGATACCGGGACTACGTGGACGACGAGGCTCAGGAGACGCGACAGTTCTGGTACGAGGTCGGGAGCTGCCAGCGCGAGGTCCGACCCGGTCCAAATCGTCTCTTGAAGTGGGGAGTGTGGGACGATCTGGCGTACGACGGCCTGGTCGCCTACGGACACGACGACCTGCTGATCTCCGCCGCCCTCACCGCCGCCCTCGATGAACAGGACTGGCCCGGATCCGCAGAGGGAGCCGCCGTCGAGACCGGGGATCCCTTGGAGGACATTGACGATGCCGAATGGTAAAACCCTAACTTCCAAACGTCGAAACGTTCAAGCGATCCAACGCCTTAACGTAGGGCGCGCTAGGCGGTTCCGCCTGCTTTCCGGCATCCCTACCCAAACAAAAATCTGTGTAATCTGTGTAATCTGTGGTTAAAGACTTTCCAACCTTCCAACCGATAGGACGAACACGTAGGCGGGGTAGGCGATTCCGCCCGCTACCCGCCGAAGGAGCATCATGACCAACTTGCTACAGTCTCTCGAGAATCCCTGGGCCGGATCCCACGAGGTCCTGGTCTATCCCGTCGACGGAGCTCCATACAGGAGACAGAAACAGCAGATCCAGAAGCCCGACGGATGGGATGTGTGGTATGTCCACAACGACCCTCAATGGAGGGAGCCCGAGGCCACGTTCATGCAGCGGCACCTGAGTCCGGAGCGGATCCACACCGGCGATCAGAGCTACCGCATCTTCGGTCCTGCAGGTCCTGTCTGGGCCGGTCTCCGCACCAAGGTCGGCGTCACCCCCGGCGAGCTGTATGCCCTCGAGGCCTGGGCCCACGGCTGGTGCAACCACAACGACCGCGGCGCCATCCCTGGCCACGAGGACTGCTGCGGAGATCCCCTCTGCAGCTGGGGCGCCGGCCGGGGGCCGTTCGTGGAGTACACCGAGAATCTACCGCCCTTGAACGGAGATCCCTGGTCCGATGCCCTTCACACCGCCGCTTTCAGCATCGGCATTGATACCCAGGGTGGCAGCGATCCCCGCTCACCGTTCGTCACCTGGTCGGAGCCCCTGGCCATCTACAACGCTTTCGCCCGTCTCGAGCTCGTGGTCCAGGCAGAGGCTTCGATCATCACCGTTTTCCTGCAGCAAAAGCTCCGCTGGGCATTCCGGAATCTGGACGGCTACTGGGATGCGGTGTCCCTGGTCCACGTCGATGAGCCCGAGGAGGCGATCCATTGGAATCCACCCGCCTTCGACTACGTCAAGACCGCCGTCCTGTTCGCTCCGGACGCCAGCCCCGAGCTCCGAGCCGCGGGAGGGATCGCTTGCAGCCATCCGCAGCTGAGAGGCACGGACGCGCAGAGCGTGGAGGACGCCGCCACCGGTCCCAACGACTGCACCGTCAAGACGGTCGGATGGGAAGAAGAAGAGTTGAGGCCGTACCTCGAGGAGTTCTACCCGCACGTCAAGCCCTTATTCATCGAAGGCGACAGCCCCGCAGAGATCGGGGTTAAATTGCTGCCTCCCCTCCAGGACGACGTCGCGATCGGGATGACGGACCCCCGCTGGCGCGATCACTTCTTCGGCGAGGATCCGGTGTCAAAGACGGGGACCTATGGCTGCGTACTGGACGGCTGTTGTGTGGTATTGCGGGACCTGTACGACGTCGACGTCACCCCGCCCATCCTCGATCAGCTCCTCGTGAACGCCCGCGTCGCCTACTTCGCCGGCAACCTGATCGACTGGCAGGGTTTTTGTAGCCTCTTCTCGCGTCTCCAGGATCCGATCAAACACGACCGCCGCCTGTCCGAGTTCGAGCTCCGGTCCCTCCTCCAGGACCATGTCGTGATCTTGAGGAGGGAGGACGGCAAGCATTTTGTGGTGCTCGAGCATGTGGAGGGGGAGAAGTTGCACGTCATCGAGACGTGGGACGGGACCAGGAAGGTATGGAGCATCGAGGACTATCTCGGGATCCGAGCCGCCCGGGTCGAGCCCCGCGTGCTCAAACCGACGCCGCCCGCGCCGAGCCCACCCACACCAACACCGCCCTCGGGAGACGTCGGACCTCCGGTCCTGTTTGGAGCTCAGCAGCAGAGACACGGGGAAGGCCGCGACGAGTTCATCAGCAGGGTCAAACCACCCGCGTGGATGCTCCTCCAGGGATACGAGGAGGCTCGCAGGATCAAGGAGCTCTCACCCGACACGAAGGTCATCATCCGCTACGTCGACAACGACTGGAGATCCTACCTGTTTGCGGACGACCCGGACGCCGCGGCCGACCGGTTCCTCAACAAGTTCAGGGGAGCCCTCGAGCAGAACGCACCCTCGATCGACTTTGTGACCGGGTTGAATGAGTACATAGCCATCGACGACTACGCCGCCCTCAGAGCCTCGGGGATCTGGCTCGAGGCCTACTGCGCTGCCCTCGAGCGGATCGGCTACCCCGCCCGCCCCATCGGATTCAACGCCGGGGTTGGGAATCCGGAGCATAACCACCTCTGCGACGCCCGCGGGATCGAACGACAGATGCCCTTGATGGTCCGCGGAGCTCGAGCCCTGATGTATGCCCGGGGAGGGTTCGGACACCACGCTTACCACGGCTGCCGATCGGACGGCTTCTGCACCTTGACCACCAACGACAGCGACGGCCGGCCGCTTCCCTTCCATTATTCGATGCGTTCCTTGCTCTCGATCGACAGGGTGCTTTGCGAACACGACGTCGAGGTCGACCACTACCTCACGGAGCTCGGGGCGATCTACTACGACCCCGTACACCGCATGTGTAACGCCGGTGCAGGCTGGCGCTGGCCGGCCACGATGGGAGAGGGAGCAGTCGACAGATACGTCGAGGAGCTCGTGCTGCTCAATCGGCTCTTCGTGGAGTGGAACAGGACCCACGACGGCCGGCTAAAGGCCGCCCTGTTGTTCCTCTTCGGAGGCAACCGCGAGTGGAGATACTTCGACGTCGAGGGACAGTGTTCGGTCAAGCTGGCGGATGCGCTGGTCAAGGTGAGGGAGGCAGCAAGTGGATAAGAAGGTGACCACCCCCTCAGCTGGTTGGGCACCAGGAAAGCAGCCCATGGCCACTGGCGTGGCCCGACTCCGCTCTCCTAAGGCCGAAGGGGTGGTCTCGCTCCCTCCCCTCGCCCAATGCTCCCGTCAAACCCCAATCCCAGAGAGGGCAGTGAAGGTTACCCATCATTATATCACACGTGTCAAGACCCACAGCAGGCATCGGAGGCATCATGGGACTGCGTGAGACCCCCTCCACCGCTCAAGCCGGGCGTGCCGCCCGGCGTCCCCCCGCCCCCCAGGGATGGAAGGAGGACCACCATGGGACTTCGTGAACGCCTCGCCCACGCGCTGTTCGGCGACATCATTCAGGACCTGGTCCAGCAGGCAGGGGCCGTCAGCGTCCGCATCGACGACAGCTCCGGCTGGCAGCGCCTCTCCGGAGGGGGTCCGGCCGACCGACCCTGGGCCGACAAGTACTCCGATCTCGAGGACACGCTCGAGGCCTGGCAGAAGAACTTCTTTGTCCGCCGCCTGGTCACCCTCACCCGATCCTACGCCGTCGCCGGTGGGATCACCATCACGTCAGAGATCCCCGAGGTCCAGGCCTTCATCGAGGAGTTCTGGACGCATAAGCAGAACCGCATGGACAGACGCCTGGGGCCCATCTGTGACGAGTTCACCCGCGCCGGCGAGGTCTTTCCCGTCCTCTTCACCAACAAGGTCGACGGGGTCAGCTACGTCCGCTTCGTCCCCGCCTCCAGGATCCAGACCATCGAGACGGATCCCGACGACTACGAGACCGAGCTCCGCTACGCCCAGACCCGCGAGCAGACGGCCGAGCCCAAATGGTGGATCGGACCCGGTCACCGCCGCGCGTTCAAACCCTACTACAACAAGCTACGGCCGCTGATGCTCCACTTTGCCGTGAACCGCCCCATAGGGGCGACTCGAGGCGAGAGCGATCTACTGCCCGTCCTTCCCTGGGCCCGCCGCTACTCCGAATGGCTCAAGGACCGGGTCCGACTCAACAGGATCAGGACCCGACAAGCCCTCCTACACATTCAGATCCAGGACGCCACCCAGGTGGAGCAGAAGCGGCAGCAGATCCGCACCGACAACCCCATCGAAAAGGGCATCTACGTTTCAGGACCTGACGAGGAGGTCCACGCCTACGACCTGAACATCGACGCCTCCGAGGCCAAGGAGGACGGCCGCGCCCTCCGCCTGGCCATCGCCACCGGTGGTAACGTCGGGCTCCACTACATGGGCGAGGGCGAGTCCGTCAACTACGCCACCGCCAAGGAGATGGGGGAGCCGACCGCCCGGTTCTACGCCGAGCGGCAGGACGACCTGGTCGACGCTCTCACCGGCATCGTAGCCACCGCCTACCGCCGCTTCTGCGTGATCACCGGTCGAGACTGGCCCGGGGAGGACCAGCTGCAACTGGCCGCCTCCGCCGCGGAGGTCGCCCGGGCAGACAACCAGTCCCTCGCCGAAGCCGCCAAAGACGTCGTCACCGCCCTGGCCCAGATGCGCGGCCTCGGCTGGATCGACGACGAAACCGCCGCAAAACTCGCTTTCAAATTCGCAGGAGAGCCCCTCGGAGACGAGGAGGTCAGAAGGATCCTCAAAAATACGGAACCGCTGCCTAGCTCCGACGCTGGAGCCGAGAGGTCTCAGGGAAAGCAGGAAGAAGAAGAAGAGGACTCATGAGCGACCAGAAGCCTACCACACTCGAGGAAGCACTCGAGCGCATCGACGAGCTCGAGTTCATGCAGGCCGCACTCGAAAACGCCGACCAGCATACCGACAAGCTCCCGGCTCAAGACTACAAACGCTACAGGATGCTCAACAGCGAACTGCAGGAACTGTGGGCTTCTATCCACGGTCAACACGAACACCCGCCAGAGTGGGAACTAGCCCAGATCGCTGGCATCACAATCAACTGGCTTCGAGCCGTCGGCAGAGTACCGCCAGCGAGACGCGACATCGGGGCCGAGCTCGTCAGCTGCCGCAAGACACTGACCACCATCCGAGCTCGCTGGGCAAAACTCTATCATGCTCTTATCGACGTCATGCCCGGCGACTTCACCCGCCGCCTCGTGGAATTCAACAAGCTGCTAAACCCGGATCCCGAGGCAGAGGAAGACCAACCAAAATCTGTGTAATCTGTGTAATCTGTGGTTAAAAACCTTCCAACCTTCAACGTTCAACATTCAACGTCCAACGGATAAGGAGGTAGAACAAATGGCCAAAACGCCCACCCCAGCTGCAGGAGCGCCGCAGAGCGGCGATTCTAGCGAAGATAGGGGAAATCATACGTCCCTTCCGCAAAACGCGGCCGGAAACGGCTCACAGAGAGCCACACTCGGTCACGTGGTCCTGCGGGTGAGGGAAGAAGAAGAAGAATATCTCGAGCAAGAGCGAGAGACCCCACCCCGCTACGACGCCATCCTGGTCCAACCTGGTTGGATCCGCAACGCCGACGGCACCGACTCCGATTGGCTCATCCCCGCCGACGTCCTGCAGGATGCGGCCGACCGGCAGCTGTTCAGCGGGATCTCCCACTACGTCGATCACCCCGAGCTCTTCGGCTTCGGCTGGCACCAGGCTCCCTCCGTGAAGGACCTGGGGGGCGTGGTCTCCGACGCCCGGTGGGATCCGGAGCTCCAGGCCGTACGAGGAACCATCCGCCTCTACGACACCGAGGCCGGCCAGCTGATGGCCACGCTTTACGACCAGATCCTCGCCGACAAGGCCCAGGGTCTCGAGGTCCCTCGCATCGGACTCTCCATCGCAGCGTACCGCAAGTACCGCTACGACAAGGACTCCGGAAAGAAGGTCTGGACGCACATCAAGAAGATCGACAGCGTCGATCTCGTGTACCAACCGGGCGCGGCCGGCTACATCCGCGCAGCCCTGTCCGCTATGGTGCCTGGCACTTGGCGAAGCCGTCGTTCAGTGCCTGGCACCTCGCAAACGTCCCAACCCTCAATGCAAGAGAAACTGGCAAAAACGGCCCCAGCTCGTGGAGATCGCCACGTGGGGGAAGGCCGTACGGCCAACCTTGCACAATCTCGCTTGCAAACGTCGGAACCCCAACGTTCCAACGTTCAAACATTCAAGCCCAGCGCAGCTGGGCCACGTTCCAACGCACAAACAGGAGGTCACACGATGGAAGAAGAAGCCCGCACCCAGCAGGTCGCAGAGCCTGGCTCGTCCCCGAGCCCCGCACCTGAGCCGGAGACCTCCACGCCGGCCCAGGAAGAACCGACCGCCCAGAGCCCCGCCCAGGAGCCTCAGACCGAGATGGAGCGGATCAAGGCCAACGTGGCCAGGATCCAGGAGATGGTCGGCCACCTGTCCACCGTGGTCCTGCAGCAGGCAGAAGAGCACACGATCGAGGACATGGGGGAGGCACCGCGCGCGCCCGGGTACCTCTACGGCGGCCGCACCGGCATCGACCAGATTGAGCAAGCCGTCGACGCGATGATCGCCGGCACCCGGCCGCCCCAGGGGGTCCGCCCCCTGACCGGCATCCGGGAGCTGTATATGCTCCTCTCCGGAGACTACGAGCTCACCGGCCGCTGGAACCCCGATCGCGTCTACCTGGCCAACGTCACCACGTCCACCATGGCCAACATCGTTGCGGACTCGCTGAATAAGCGGGTCGTCAACATGTTCCAGAGCTACGATCAGTGGTGGAACCCCGGGGTCACGATCCAGGACTTTGCATCCCTCCAGGACGTGAAGTGGATCACCCTCGGCGGCGTGGGGGAGCTGCCCACGGTCGCGGAAGGCGCAGCCTACACCGAGATGACGTGGGATGACCAGAAGGAAGAAGCATCCTTCGTCAAGAAAGGTGGTTACCTCGGGATCACCCTCGAGACCATCGACAAGGACGACACCAGCCGGGTCATGGCCGCCCCTCGGGCCCTCGCCCAGGCCGCGTGGATGACGCTCGGGAAGGCCATCGCCGAGATCTTCACCGCCAACAGCGGCACCGGCCCGACGCTGGACTCCGACAGCACGGTCCTTTTCCACAACGACCACAGCAACATCGGCTCCACCGCCCTCAGCTACGACTCGTGGAAGGCCACCAAGATCTTGATGATGAAGCAGGCCGAACTCAACAGCGACGAACGCCTCGGAGCCCTCACCCGCCCGCGGCTCCTCTGGGTCCCCATCGACCTCGAGGACACCGCCATCGAGATCCTGGCCGCCGGCGAAGGCGAGATCGGCACCGCCGACTACCACGTCAACCCGGAGGCCCTGGCCGAGGGGCTCCGTGCCCGGATCCGCTCCGCCCGCAACCGGGTCATCACCGTCCCGTTCTGGACGGACACCGACAACTGGGCCGCCCAGGCGGATCCCAACCTGTACCCGTCCATCGGGCTCGGCTTCCGCTACGGCCGCACACCCGAGATCTTCTCCGTCGCGGATCCCCGCGCCGGCCTGATGTTCACCAACGACACCATGCCGATCAAGGTCCGCTTCTTCTTCGCCGTGGGGCCGACCGACTACCGGGGTCTCTATAAGCACAACGTCAGCTAACGGACACGGTGCCTGGCACTTGGCGAAGCCGCCGTTGAAGTGCCTGGCACCTAACGTTCCAACTTTCCAACGTTCAAACATTCTAACGCTCAACAGGAGGAATCACGATGTTCAATATGTTCGCAGTCACCATGTTCGTCCCTGGTCAGATCACCGGCAACCACGAGATGTTCTTCAAGGTCCCCTGCACCTGCACCCTGAAGGAGGTCTCCGCCGTCGCGAACAACGACAGCGCAGGCACCTTCGACCTCGGCCTTGACGAGGATCCGGACGGCTGGATCGACGGGGGCGCCCTCGGCGACAACGACGTCCCCAACATCTTCGACCTCGATGACTTCGACGGCGATCTGATCGACGATGAGGGGAACGACTACCCCCAGGTTACCAAGGGGGACGTCGTGGAGCTCAAGCTGATCGACGCTGAGACGTCACCCACCGACACGACCATCGTCCTGTGGTTCCAGGAGGGATAAGCCGTGACCATCCCCGAAGGAGCCACGACCCCAGATCCCGTCATCCTGGACGCCGCGGTCGCCGAGCTCGAGCTCGAGACGCCCATCGAGCAGGCTTACGTCACGCCTGGAGGCCAGTTGCACATACACACCCGCTACGAGGCCCACGTGGTCCCCGTCGCCGCCAGCGGCAAGACGAACACGCTGCCTCGCTCGGACGTTCGAGCCGGCAGCGAGGGGAAGGCAGACACGCTGCCCAACACCGAGGGGTCCGGACTTGACGACTTCACCGCCATTGCCGGCGTGGGTCCCAAGACCGCCCAGAAGCTCCACGACCTCGAGCTCTACACCTACGAGGACCTCCGGACGTGGATCGAGCTGCGCCAGAACGAAGCCACGAGCTCGCAGGTTGAGCTCGTCGAGGTCCTCCACGGCATCACCGCCCACACCTTCGAGCAGATCAAGGAGTGGCTGGAGGCCAGACTCGTCTAACACGATACCCAAATTGACGGGCCGCGGATGCGGAGTCGCGCTCAGACGTTCGACCAGCTCGGACGTTCGAGCCGCTCGGACGTTCGAGCCCCCATCCGCGGCCCAGCTACCCTTACGTTTTACGCTTTACGCTTTACGCAAGGAGGACAGAATGAGCTTCCGCGACGAATTCAAGGAGTACCAGCTGCAGTGGCTGGCCTGGATGATCATCCTACTGGCCACCCTGGCGATCTCCCTATTCTTCGGGGTTAACTACCCCGTCCCGGACCAGCCGGCCGAGCCCCCGGAGCCCGTCGAGCTCGGGTCCCACTTCTCCAACCCCATCGACATCACCGGCTCGAGCTCAGCATCCGCCCCGGCTCTCACGTTCGAAGGCGACACCGATACCGGCATCCTCCGCTCAGCCGCAGACACGCTCAATATCGCGGCCGGAGGGACCGAGCTCCTCGAGATCGACGCCTCCGAGCTCACGATCGTTCCCGCCGTCGACTTCGACAACCAGATCGACGTCGACGGGACCGCCGACGAGATTCAGCTCTCCGTCAGCGGCTACACAACCCAGACCAGCAACCTGGCCGTCTTCGAGCAGTCGGACGGCACCGACGTCGTCGCCATCGACAACAGCGGCAACGTCACGCTCGCCAACGGCGCCACGATCTACGGATCCACGCACACCACCGGCACCCACGGCATGATCCTCGTCTGCTCGGGGTCCCACGACCACAGCGATGCAGAGAACCCGGTCCGCTTCTGTACCATCCCGGCTAACGCCAACGTGGTCGACTACGGTTACTACGTCGAGACCAGCTGGAACGACGGCAGCGCAGCCACCGTAGACTGTGGCTACGAAGGCGAAAGCACCGACGTCGACGCCTTCCTGGACGCCTACGACGTCAACGGAGCCTCCTCCGGCGACTACACCCGCATGGGGGCCGGAGCCACGTCGCCCGCGGACACGGCCCTCGGAGACATCGGCAACACAGACGCTACCATACGCTGCCAGGTCGCTGAGACCGACGACGACGCCAGCGCCGGCGAAGCCACGTTCTATCTGTGGTATCAGCTCGACTAGCTACGGTGACCGGCACTTGTCGAAGACGTCGTTAGAGTGCCGGTCACCTTCAACCTTGAACCTTCAACCTGCAATGAACACATTCGCCTACTGCTCGGCTTCCTTCGGTCGCCTCGTCCGCCGCGTGGCCGGGACCTCGCCCATCCTGTGCCCACCGGTGACGATGGAGACTTTCGACCCTCGTGCGCTCGAAGGACACGACTTTGTGTACTTCAAGCTCCACGGTCTCGAAAGGCAGCCGTACTGGTACGGCGATAACTTCACGACCGCGCTCTCTGCAGGCCAGCTCGCCCAGGCTGACCTGCAGGGAGCCGTGGTCTTCGTGGCCAACTGCTGGCTCACAGACGACGAGGGGATCCCCGGTCCCATGCTCGAGGCCCTCTTGCATCCAGACGAACCGCACAGAGGGCCCCGCGCCGTCATCGGGGGCCCGGGGAGTAACTACGCTCTCCAGGACCGCATCGGAGGAGCCGACCTCCTCGCCCTCTACGTCCGCTTCTTCCTGCAGGTCGGATTCAGCCTCGGGTCCGCATTCAAGTGGGCCCGGGTCCGCCTCCAGGTGGTCCGCCCGAGCTACGTCACCCGGGACACACTCGCTTTCCGCATCTACATGAACCCGCCTAGCTCAATATGAGCCCTAATCAGTGTAATCCGTGTAATCAGTGGTTGAAAGGAGAAACCCATGCCTGTCCTGATTCTAGCCCAGGATCCCAACAAGAATCTCATCCCCGTATCCGTCGACAGCGACGGCTTGCTCCAAATCGCCCTCGAGGCCGTCACGTCCGGAGGGTGCAGCATCCACAAGACCCTTGACCTTGACGAGTCGGAAGAAGAAGTGAAGGCCAGCGCCGGCCAGGTCTACGGCATGATCTTCCACAACCTCAGTGCCTCGGTCCGTTACGTCAAGTTCTACGACGCCACGGCCGCTAACACCACGGTCGGCACCACGACGCCCGTCATGACCATCCCTATCCAGACCACCGGGGACACGAACGGCGCCGGCTGGTCGCCCGTCATCCCGGTCCAGGGGATCCCGTTCAGCAACGGCATCTGCGTCGCCGCCACCACCGGCCTGGCCGACGCCGACACCGGAGCCCCGGGAGCTAACGAGGTCGTCGGTACGATCTGGTACAAGTGAGGCGCTGCCTTCCCGAAAGCTTCCGTTCAGCTTTCGGGAAGGTGGTCCACGAGAAGAGCGCTACCGCCCTTTCCAGAAGCTTCCGTTCAGCTCGGACGTTCGAGCCGCTTTCGGGAAGGTGATCGAGTGAGGGAGGAGATCCCTATGACCACCTACTACGTTGACGCCACGGCCGGCGACGACGACAACGCCGGCACCAGTACCGCTGCCCCCTGGCAGAGTCTCACGAAAGTGAACGCCGCCGATCTCCAGCCCGGGGACCAGGTCCTGTTCAAGCGTGGAGAGACGTGGACTGGCCAGCTGGCCATCCCCGCCTCCGGGGAGTCCGGATCCCCCATCCGCCTCGCCGACTACGGATCCGGAGCGAAGCCCATCATCGACGGAAACGACACCGTCGTCCCCGTCACGGCCAGCAGCAAGGATTATCTCGAGTTCGAGAACATCGAGGTCACCCAGGGGGTCTCGGCCGGCTTCAACTTCATCACCTGCAGCTATGTCGACCTGGTCAACTGCGACGCCCACGACCACGGAAACGACGGGATCCTGTTCATCACCGGCTGCCACCATTGCACCGTCACCGGTGGGGAGTTCTACGACGGCTATGAGGCTGTCGGAGGCACCATCATCAGCGGCATCGAGATCGCAGACGGTGGCCACGACATCACCCTCACCGACGTCGTCTGCCGGGATAACACCGGGGCCGCCTGTGGGATCACCATCCACTCCCATGCCGAGACCGAGCTCCCCTACAACGTCACCATCCGCCGCGCCCAATGCTACGGCAACGCCGAGCACGGGATCCAGGTCCTGAAACAGGACGATACCGAGGACACCGACCGAGCCATCGTCCTCGAGGACTGCACCTTCCGGGATAACACCAAGGCCGGGCTCCGCATCTACAAAGGCGCCGGGGCCGGCTACCCGAATGGCATCACCGTGAACCGCTGCACGGTCACGGGGAACGGGACCTATGCCCTCTTCTGCCAGGGCGACAACGTCACCGTGAAACACAGCGTCTTTGCCGACACGGACAGCTACTTCTACGAGGCCGTCGACGCCACAGCGTACAACTGCACGTTCCACAACAGCGTGGTCGCCTCGGGAACCCTCTATTGGGGAGGAGCTCGCTCCGAAAACTTCACCATGCGCAACTGCATCATCCAGTGTGACGTGGCCGGCCAGGTAATCGGAGGGGTGTACACCAGCTGTGGGGTCACGGGATGGGATGTCGACTACAACTTGTGGCGCCGCTCCGCCGGCACCGAGGCCAGCACCCACTTCCACTACATGGGATCCAACTACAACTTCGCCGACTGGAAGACCCAGACCGGGGGAGATGCAAACAGCGCATACGGGGACGCCTCATTCGTCGACGCGGACAACGACAACTATCACATCACCAGCGACTCGCCCGCCGTCGACGCCGGGACCGACGTCGGGCTCCCGTACGCGGGATCCGCCCCGGACATCGGAGCCCACGAATACGCCGGGACCCCCGGCTTCGGCGGAGCTCTGTTCCCGGGGAGGATGCTCTAACCTTCCCGAAAGCTTCCGTTCAGCTTTCGGGAAGGTGGTCCACGAGAAGAGCGCTACCGCCCTTTCCAGAAGCTTCCGTTCAGCTCGGACGTTCGAGCCGCTTTCGGGAAGGTGGTCTGTAAGGAGCTACCCTATGACCACACTAAACGACATTCGCGATCGGATCCGCACACAGCTGGAGGCTGCCTCGGGGCTCACCGAGCCCCTCGTGCTGGCCACGTCCTCCAACGCTCTGGCCGACATCCGGAACCGCGTGGAATCACGGCTCCAGGACAGCACCAACGCCACCTGGTCCACCAGCGACCTTGACGAGGCGATCAGGACCGCGCTCGAGCAGTACAGCAAGTACAACCCCGCCCACGCGATCGGGACCGTGGCCCTTTCCGCGGCCGGCCGCGAGATCGACATCAGTTCCCTCACCGCGGCTCTGCAGATCGAAAAGGTCTGGTGGGATTATGACTCGAGCGACCCATCTTACCCGCCAAACTTCCGCCAGTTCGAGGTATGGCCAGGGGATCTGCTCTACATCGACGACAGAGAAGAGCCGGCCGCTGACGAGGTGGTGAGGATCTGGTACACGAAGATGCACACCATCGAGGATCTGGACTCCGCCACCGCGACGACGATCCCTGCAGACGACGAGGGGACGATCGTGACCGGTGCGTGTCACTTCGCCGCCCACAGCCGCGCCCTGGAGCTCGCTGAGCAGGTGACCGCTCACGACGACGTCTTCGACCAGCTGAAGAAGTTCGCCGACGAGATGGGGAGAAACTTCCGCTACCAGGCTCAGATGGACTTGAGGGTCTACGAGAAACAGGCCCGCGCCTACGACCAGGGGGACATCGACGAGGCCATCCGGTGGGCCCTCTACCGCTACAGCGAGGTCAAGCCCCACCGCGCGATCGACACGGTGACGTTGAGCTCCGATGGGAGGGAGGTCGACATCAGCAGCATCGACTATCTTGACGTTGAAAAGGTGTGGCTCGACTACGACGAAGACGATCCTGACTACAAGCCAGACTGGGCCGACTTCGAGGTCTGGCCCGGTGACGTCCTCTTCATCGACGAGAGTGTCGAGCCCGACAGCGGGGACGTGCTGCGAATATGGTACACCACCGAGCACACGATCAGTGGACTCGACAGCGCCACCGCTACCACCGTCAGCGATCGGGACGTCAACGTCCTGGTGACCGGTGCCGCCGGCTACTGCGCTCAGGAACGCCTCCAGGAGAAGGAGCACTGGTGGGGAAACAAGGATATGCGCGAGTGGGCGATCCAACGGCTGCGCGAGTTCGAACGCGCCCTCGATAGGATCCAGACCCGAGAGGGATCCAAACACAGCGGCATCGCTGACACGGGATCTCTGGACAGGTGGGACGACGAATGGGCATGACAGCAGCCGTCACCCTCTCCCTCGTCGCCGCCATCGTCGCCGGTGAGGTCGGAGGCACGGTCCCCGAGGCCCGCCTTGCCGTCGCCTGTACCGTGGTCGAGGACGCCCGCCGTGGCCACGACCTGAGCCTGAGATGGTACGGCCGCCAGATGCCCACCCGCGCCGACGTCGCCGCCGCGCGGACCGCCCTTGGCTTGGACGTTCAAGCCGGGGACTGTGGCCACCTGCCCTACTTCCGCTTCCTGGGATCCGGTGACGACCTGGTCACGTGGATCCGCCTGGGGATCGTCGACGCGGACGTCGACGTCTGGACCTGGTCGCGTGGGGAGTGGACTGTCGTCGGAATACCCGAGCCCGCCGAGCTCAAATATGACCCTCCTGAAAAAAGCGCTCTGAGCCCCCGTCCTCGGGGGCGACTGCCCGACGCAGCCACCGCAGCTAGGGCTTCCTTCAGTAGACCCAAATATGCCATTCCGGAGCAT